ATGACGAGTTACGGGCCAAATTTGCAGGAGGCGCCGCGCGCGGCGTCCTCGACATGGGGGCCGCACGAGCTGCGATCGTTGATCGATTGGCTCGTTTGCGCGCCGCCGCAGGTGCAGGCTGAGTTTCTGGACGAGTTGGAGGAGGGGGCGCTTTGTGCGCTCCCTTTTCTATTCGAGGCATGGGCCCTGGACCATCAGCTGCCCCCCGATGGCGACTGGAAATCCTGGGTGATCATGGGCGGTCGCGGTGCGGGAAAGACGCGCGCGGGCGCCGAATGGGTGCGCGCGATGGTCGAGGGGGATTTGCCCACGGACACGGGGCGCGCGCGGCGTGTGGCGCTGGTGGGCGAGACCTTTGATCAGGTGCGCGAAGTGATGATTTTTGGCGAGAGCGGCATTCTGGCCTGCTCGCCGCCCGATCGCAGGCCCGAGTGGCACGCGGGGCGGCGCTGTCTGGTTTGGCCAAACGGGGCGGAGGCGATGGCGTTTTCGGCGCAGGAACCTGAAGCCTTGCGCGGGCCGCAATTCGATGCCGCCTGGGTGGACGAGCTGGCCAAGTGGAAAAAGGGGCAGGAGGTTTGGGACATGTTGCAATTCTGTCTGCGGCTTGGGGACAACCCGCGCCAAGTGGTGACGACGACGCCGCGCAATGTTGCGGTGTTGAAGCGGCTTTTGGGGCTATCGAGCACGGTGGTGACCCATGCCGCGACCGAAGCCAACCGTGCCAATCTGGCCGCTTCGTTTCTGGAGGAAGTGCGCACGCGCTATGCGGGCACGCGGCTGGGACGACAGGAACTGGACGGGGTGCTTTTGGAGGAAAACGAGGGCGCTTTGTGGTCCTTGGCGCGGCTGGACGCGGGGCGGGTACGCCAGATGCCGATTTTCGATCGCATCGTCGTGGCGGTTGATCCGCCGGTGACGGGGCACAAAGGTTCGGATGCCTGCGGGATTGTGGTGGTCGGCGCGGTGACGCAAGGCGCGCCTGCCGATTGGCGCGCGGTGGTTCTGGAGGATGCCAGCGTCACGGCCTCTTCGCCGCTGGAATGGGCGGAGGCGGCGGTGTCGGCCTTGCATCGGTGGAAGGCCGACCGGATCGTGGCGGAGGTAAACCAGGGCGGCGATCTGGTGGAAAGCGTGATCCGGCAGGTGGACGCGCTGGTGCCCTATGCGGCGGTGCGCGCGAGCAAAGGCAAGGTGGCGCGTGCCGAACCCGTGGCGGCTTTGTATGATCAGGGACGTGTGGGGCACGCGGTCGGCCTCGACACGCTTGAGGACCAGATGTGCCTGATGACGGGGCAGGGGTTTACGGGCAGCGGATCGCCCGACCGTGTGGATGCGCTGGTCTGGGCGCTGACGGAATTGATGATCAAACCCTCGATGCAGGCGCGCAACCCGCGGGTGCGCAGCTTGGGCTAGCGTGCGGGCGGGTGTTGCGTCAAAGCGCAGGCACCGCGCGCCGCGGTAGGAAAATGTAATTTTAGACAGTTTAGAACGTTTTCTACCGGAGGCGCGGTGAGCGGCTTTGGGTCGGGTTTCGGGAAAGCGTTGCGCGCTGAGTGGTTTAGCGGTCGCAAGATCGGCAGCGCCCCTTTCCCGACGCTTCGGTGTGGACCCCTTGCGGGACCCGCCGGAGCGCAAATTTGAGCGGCCTGCGCGAGCGGGCGATGGGCACTGCGAAACCGCAGTTTGGAACAAACGAGGAGACACGAATGGTGTTCGACTTTCTCAAGCGCGGCGGCGTGGTGGACGTGCCGGAGGCCAAAGCCTCTGCCACGGGGCCGGTCATCGCCTACTCGGGATCGGGGCGGGTGGCGTGGAGCCCGCGCGATGCGGTGACGTTGACCCGTGTAGGGTTCAGTGGCAATCCGGTGGGCTTTCGGTCGGTGAAGTTGATCGCGGAGGCGGCCAGCGCCTTACCGCTGGTGTTGCAAAACCGCGATGTCCGCTTTGAAGAGCACCCGCTGATCCGCGTGTTGACACGGCCCAATCCCGCACAGGGGCGCGCAGAATTGTTCGAGGCGCTCTATTCGCAGCTTTTGCTGTCGGGCAACGGCTATCTGGAAGCCGTGGGCGCGTTGGGGGCGGCGCCTGCCGAGTTGCATGTGCTGCGCTCGGATCGCATGAGCCTTGTGCCGGGGGCGGATGGCTGGCCGGTGGCCTATGAATACGCCGTTGGCGCACGCAAGCACCGTTTCGCTGTGGTGGAGGGGCATTCACCGATCTGCCACGTCAAAAGCTTTCATCCCTCGGATGATCACTACGGGCTGTCGCCCATACAGGCGGCGGCAACGGCGATCGATGTGCATAACTCGGCGTCGCGCTGGTCGAAAGCGCTTTTGGATAATGCGGCGCGGCCCTCTGGTGCGATCGTGTATCGCGGGGCCGACGGGGCGGGCACGCTGTCATCGGATCAATATGACCGTCTGTTGACCGAGATGGAGAGCCATCATCAGGGCGCGCGCAATGCGGGGCGGCCGATGTTGCTGGAAGGCGGGTTGGATTGGAAACCGATGGGGTTCAGCCCTTCGGACATGGAATTCCAGCAGACCAAGGAAGCGGCGGCGCGCGAGATTGCGCTGGCCTTCGGGGTGCCGCCGATGCTTTTGGGCATTCCTGGCGATGCGACCTATGCCAATTACCAGGAGGCCAACCGGGCGTTTTTCCGCCTGACGGTGCTGCCGCTGGTGTCCAAGGTCACGGCCAGTGTCGGCCATTGGTTGAGCGAGATGGTGGGGGAGGAGCTGATGCTCAAGCCCGATCTCGATCAGGTGCCTGCGCTGAGTGCAGAGCGCGATGCCCATTGGGCGCGGGTTGCGGGGGCGAGTTTCCTCACGCAAGCCGAAAAACGGTCGATGTTGGGTCTGGCGCCGCTTGGGGCGGATGAAAGCGCTGACGGGGAGGATGTCTGAGATGGCGGATCGGTATGACACGGGGCTGGAGCACAAATTCGCCCGCTTGGGCGAAGATCTGACGGTCACGGACGGGGTCAAGATCGAAGGCTATGCCTCGGTTTTCGGGCTGCGCGATCAGGGCGGCGATGTAGTGCAAAAAGGGGCCTATGCCCGGTCGCTGGCGGCCCTGAGCGGCAGCGGGCGCTCGGTCAAGATGCTGTGGCAGCATGACCCCGCCCAGCCCATCGGAATTTGGGACGAGGTTCGCGAGGACGAACGCGGTCTTTATGTGAAAGGGCGTCTGCTTCTGGATGTGGAGAAGGGACGCGAGGCGGCAGCACTGGTGGCGGCGGGGGCGATTGACGGCTTGTCGATCGGCTATCGCACGGTGCGCGCCCAAAAGGATGGCAAGGGCGCACGCCTTTTGTCGGATCTGGAACTTTGGGAGGTCTCGCTTGTGACCTTTCCGATGCTTCCCGACGCGCGGGTAGACGGGGGCACGAAGGGGGATGACCCTGTGGCACTCGATCTGCTGCGTGACTTGGCGGAGGCCCTGACGGGTGCCCGCCGTTTGCTGACGGACGGCACCTAGGCCTTACCCGAAACAGCTAACTCTCAAATGAGGATTGTTTGGATGAACAAGACCGAGACGAAGGCTCGGGTCGCAGAAGGTGCGTTTGGCGCACCGGCCGGCGCGACCAGCGGCCCCGCATCTGAGGTGAAGTCGGCGCTGGCCGGTTTCATTAGTGATCTCAAAGACTTTCAAAGTGAAATGAAGTCTAAACTTCAAGAACAGGAAGAGCGCATGACCATGCTTGATCGTAAATCCACCGGCTTTGGCCGTCCCGCCCTCTCGTCGGCTGTCGAAGCGGATCTGTCCCACAAGAGCGCCTTTGACACCTATGTGCGCAACGGCGATGACGATGCCCTGCGTGGCCTTGCGCTGGAAGGCAAGTCGATGTCGACAGCCGTGAACGGCGATGGCGGCTATCTGGTTGATCCGCAGACGGCCAATATGATCAAGACGGTGCTGAAATCCACCGCGTCGATCCGCTCCATTGCCAATGTGGTCAATGTCGAGGCGACCTCGTTTGACGTGCTGATCGACACCACCGATGTCGGTTCGGGCTGGGCGTCCGAGACTGCGAGCCTGAGCGAGACCTCCACGCCGACCATCGACCGTATCACCATCCCGCTCTACGAGCTGTCGGCACTGCCCAAAGCGTCACAGCGTCTGCTGGATGACAGTGCGTTTGACATCGAAAGCTGGCTGGCCGGTCGCATCGCGGATCGTTTTGCCGGTGCGGAGGCCTCGGCCTTTATCAACGGGGACGGCGTGGACAAGCCCACGGGTATTCTGGCCCATGCGCAGGTCGACAACGATAGCTGGACCTGGGGATCGCTCGGTACGATTTCGACCGGCGCGGATGGCGGGTTCAACGCCTCCAACCCTGCGGATGCGATTGTCGAGCTGGTTTACGCGCTCGGCGCGCAGTACCGCACCAACGGCACCTTCGTGATGAACTCGAAGACAGCTGGCCAGGTGCGCAAGCTCAAGGATGCCGATGGGCGCTTCTTGTGGTCCGATGGTCTGGCCGCGGGCGAGCCTGCGCGTCTTCTGGGCTATCCGGTTCTGATCGCCGAAGACATGCCCGATATTGCCTCGGATGCGGCGGCGATTGCCTTTGGCGATTTCTCTGCCGGTTACACCGTGGCCGAGCGCCCCGATCTGCGCATCCTGCGCGATCCGTTCTCTGCCAAGCCCCACGTGCTGTTCTACGCCACCAAGCGTGTGGGCGGCGACGTGAGCGACTTTGCTGCGATCAAGCTGCTGAAATTCTCCGCCGCCTAAGGGCGCGCGAGAAGTCTCGCTTCTGACCCACGTTGGGTCAGGGGCGGGGGATGGGTGCGTGCCTCGTGTGCGTGTTGTCTAGCTGCTCCCCCTCCGTCCGAGCAACACGGGGGCACGCATCCATCATCATCAACGGAGGGGCGGATTTCGGAGAAGTCTCATGATGTTAGTCGAGCAGACCACAGTACCAGACGCGGTGCTACCGGTCGCACGTTTCAAAGACCATTTGCGGCTGGGCACAGGGTTTGCCGACGATGCGGTGCAAGATGAGGTCCTTGCGACCTATTTGCGGGCCGCGATGGCTGCAATCGAGGCGCGGACCGGCAAGGTCCTGTTGGAGCGCAATTTTGTCTGGACCCTGACGGCGTGGCGCGATCTGGGCGCGCAGTCTCTGCCTGTCGCCCCTGCGCGCGCGATCACTTCGCTGGTGATTGTGGATCGTCTGGGCGCGGAGACCGTGGTGGACGCCGCACGCTATGTGCTGGAGCCGGACGCGCATCGCCCGCGCTTGAAAGCCACGGGGTTTGTGTTGCCGCAGATTCCCGTTGCGGGGCAGGCCAAGATTGCCTTTAGCGCCGGATTTGGCGCGGATTGGGCGGGCATTCCCGTTGATTTGGCGCAGGCCGTGATGCTGTTGGCGGCGCATTACTACGAGCATCGTTTTGCTACCGCAGCGGCGGAAGGTGTGATGCCCTACGGCGTGTCGAGCCTGATTGAACGCTATCGCCACGTGCGGTTGTTCGGAGGGCGCGGGTGATGGGCGATGTGCATTTGAACCGCAAGCTGGTTCTGGAAGAGGCGGCGCGCGTGTCTGACGGGGCGGGCGGCTACGTGGAAACATGGGTCGAGGTGGGCGTTCTCTGGGCGCAGATCACCGCAGCGGGCGCAGGGGCTCAGGCCTCGGTCGATTTCCTGACCATCTCGTCGGTGCCTTATCGCGTGGTGGTGCGCAGCGCGCCCCAAGGGTCACCGCGCCGCCCCAAGCCCGCGCAACGCTTTCGCGAAGGCGGGCGGGTATTTTCCATCATTGCCGTGTCCGAGACCGACACGCTGGGTCGCTATTTGACCTGTCACAGCCGCGAGGAGGTTGCAGCATGAGTTACGGCGTAGCGGCAGCATTGCAGGCGGCAGTTTACCAGACCCTGGTGAATGACGCAGCGCTTGACGCTTTGGTGGACGGCGCGATTTACGACGCCGCGCCCAGCGGAACGGTGCCCAGCCTGTATGTGGCCTTGGGTCCGGAGGATGTCATTGACGCCTCGGATGTGTCGGGCGGCGGGGCGCGCCACGAGTTCGTGGTGAGCGTGGTGTCCGACAGTGCGGGTTTTTTGACCGCCAAACAGGTGGCTGCGGCCATTTCGGATGCGCTGGTTGATGTGGATTTGGTGCTGAGCCGCGGCACGTTGGTGGGGCTTTGGTTTGCCTCGGCCAAGGCGCGGCGGGTGCAAGACAGTGATGTGCGCCGGATCGATATCCGGTTCGTGGCGCGCGTCGACGACATTTGACTTTAACAAAACGGAATCAAGAACATGGCTGCTCAAAACGGTAAAGACCTTCTGATCAAGCTCGACATGAACGGTGCAGGGCTTTTTGAAACCATTGCGGGTCTGCGGGCCACGCGCATTTCGTTCAATGCCGAAAGCGTTGATGTGACTTCGCTGGAAAGCGCCGGGGGCTGGCGCGAGCTTCTGGCCGGTGCCGGTGTGAAAACCGCCGCTATTTCCGGCTCGGGCGTTTTCAAGGATGAAAGCACCGACGAGCGTGCGCGCCAGATCTTTTTCGACGGTGAAATTCCGGTGTTTCAGGTGATTATTCCCGATTTCGGCATCGTCGAGGGGCCGTTTCAGGTGACCTCGCTCGATTATGCGGGGGCCTATAATGGCGAGGCGACCTATGAGGTGTCGATGTCCTCGGCGGGGGCGCTGGCCTTCACGGCGGTCTGATGATGGCCAATCCTCATGCAGGTGAAGTGGCGCTGACCCTGAATGGGGAGCGGCAGGTGTTGAAGCTGACGCTTGGGGCGTTGGCCGAAGTGGAGGCGGGGCTGGAGACGGACACGCTTGTGGCTTTGGTCGAGCGCTTTGAAGCGGGGCGGTTTTCGACCGCTGACGTGGTGCGGATCGTTGTTGCGGGTTTGCGCGGCGGCGGATGGCGCGGCAGCTTTGACGATTTGGTCACGGGTGAGATTGCGGGCGGTCCGTTGGAGGCCGCTCGCGTCGCGGGGGCGCTGCTTGCGCGCGCGTTTACGGTGCCACGATGACGGGCGGTTTCGACTGGCCTGCGCTGATGCGGGTCGGGTTTCGCGGGCTGGGATTGAAACCTGCGGAATTCTGGGCGCTGACCCCTGCGGAACTGCTGATGCTTTTGGGCGAGGGCGGCGGATCTGCGCCGCTGAACCGCGCGCGGTTGGATGAGCTGGCGCAGATGTATCCCGATGCGGCGACTTTGAAAGGACAAGGTGATGGCTGATATCAACGGTTTGGATCGTTTCGACGACAAGATCGCTGCGATGGAAAGTGCGATGGGCGGGGCGGAGGCGATGGCGGCCGCGTTCAATCAGGAGCTGCTCAAGATGCAGGCGACGATTGCCGATACGGGGCGCGAGGTCAGTGTGCTCGAACGGGGCATTTCGCGCGGGTTGCGTCGGGCGATTGACGGGTTGGTCTTTGATGGTGACACGCTGTCACAGGCGCTGAAGGGCGTTGGCCAGTCGATGGTCAACGCGGCGTATTCGGCGGCGGTAAAGCCCGTCACAGATCATTTCGGCGGGATTCTGGCGGGTGGTTTGGAAGGCGTCATCCAGGGGTTGATGCCGTTTGAAAAAGGCGCTGCCTTCGCGCAGGGCCGTGTCACGCCTTTTGCCAATGGCGGTGTGGTGACGAACCCGACTTACTTCCCGATGCGCGGTGGCACGGGGTTGATGGGTGAGGCGGGCGCCGAAGCGATCATGCCGCTTTCGCGCGGGGCGGATGGCAAGCTTGGGGTGCGCGCGGGCGGCGCGCGCCAGCCGGTGAATGTCACTTTCAATATTTCCAGCCCCGATGTTGCAGGGTTCCAGCGCTCGCAAAGCCAGATCGCGGCGCAGATGAGCCGTGTTCTGGGGCGGGGCGCACGCAATCAGTAGGCCAGTCAGTCACATAGTTTTTCATTTTGGCGCGGCGCGGGTCGATGCCACGAGATGGAGGGGAATTCCATGGGTTTTCATGAAGTAAGATTTCCGGCGAACCTGAGTTTCGGGTCGGTGGGGGGGCCGGAGCGGCGCACCGAGATCGTCACGCTTGCCAACGGTTTTGAAGAACGCAACACGCCCTGGGCCCATTCGCGCCGGCGCTATGACGCGGGGCTGGGGATGCGATCGCTTGATGATATCGAGCAGATGATTGCATTTTTCGAGGCGCGTCAGGGCCAGTTGTACGGGTTCCGCTGGAAAGATTGGGCGGATTACAAGACCTCCATCGCGTCGGGCATCGTGTCCCACGAGGATCAGGACATTGCGCTTGGCGATGGGGTGACGACCGCGTTCCAGCTGATCAAGAACTACACCTCCGGCAGCGTCACCTATGCCCGTCCGATCGCCAAGCCGGTGCTGGGGACGGTGAAAATGGGCATTGAGGGTGAACAGCTGTTTGAAGCGGTGCATTGGAGCGTCGATCTGGCGAGCGGCATCGTGACGTTCGTGGATGCGCCCGAGGAAGGGGCGCAGATCACCGCCGGATTCGAGTTCGACGTGCCTGTGCGCTTTGATACGGACCGGATTTCCACCTCGGTTGCATCGTTTCAAGCGGGGCAGGTGCCCAATGTTCCGGTCGTCGAGGTGCGTTTGTGATGGGGTTTGATGCAGCACTCAAGGCCCATTTGCAAACGGGCACGACGACAACCTGTCGCTGTTGGTCGGTCACGCGGCGCGATGGTGCGGTCTACGGGTTTACGGACCACGACATGACCCTGCGCTTTGGGGACATTTCCTATCGCGCCGACACAGGAATGACGGCGACAGCTTTGGAGCAATCCACGGGGTTGTCGGTTGATAACTCCGAAGCGATGGGCGTGTTGAATGCGACCTCGATTTCCGAGGCGGATATTTTTGCCGGACGGTTGGACGGGGCCGAAGTTGTCGCTTGGTTGGTGAATTGGGCTGACGTCGCGCAGCGGGTGATCCTGTACCGTGGCACGATTGGTGAAATCACCCGTGCCGACAGAGGGTTTCGCGCCGAGTTGCGCGGGCTAACCGAGGCGCTCAATCAGGAGCAGGGGCGTGTCTATCAGGCGCCTTGCGGGGCGATCCTGGGCGACGGGGCCTGCGGTGTGGATTTGTCGCAGCCGGGCTATTCGGTCGAGCTTGCGGTGGAAACGCTGCGCGACGGCAAGTTTTTCGAGTTTAGCGGCATCGAGGGGTTCGAGGCGCGCTGGTTCGAGCGCGGGCGCTTTGTGGTTCTTGGCGGTGCGGCGGCCGGTTTGTTCGGGGTGATCAAGAATGATCGCACCAGCGGGGGGCTGCGGCGTATCGAGCTGTGGGAAGCGCTTAAGGCGGTGGTGGCTCAGGGCGATCTGGTGCGTTTGGAAGCAGGCTGCGACAAACGGGTCGAGACCTGCCGGCTCAAGTTCGATAACATGCTGAACTTTCGAGGGTTTCCCGACATTCCTGGCGAGGATTGGCAGATGAGCTATCCGCAATCTGCCAAGATGAACGACGGGGGGAGTCTGCGGTGAGTTCCATTTGGGCTGAGCGCGCGCGGGCGTGGATCGGCACCCCCTATCTGCATCAGCAGTCACTCAAGGGGGTGGGCACGGATTGTCTGGGCCTGCTGCGCGGTGTGTGGCGCGAGGGGATCGGCGCAGAGCCGGTTGTTGTGCCTGCCTATACCCAAGATTGGTCCGAGGCCGCGCGGGACGAGCGTCTTTGGCGCGCTGCGGCATGTCATTTGGTTGAAAAGCCCGTGCGCGCGCTGGCAAGCGGCGATGTGATCCTGTTCCGGATGCGCAACGGGGCCGTGGCCAAACATTTGGGCATCGTTGGCGCGGATCGCCCCAGCGCGAGCTTTATTCACGCCTATAGCGGGCATGGGGTCGTTGAAAGTGCGCTGACCCCGCCGTGGCAACGCCGCATCGTTGCGTGCTTTGCGTTTCCAGAGGGAGAAAACTAA